TTTTCTACATCTGCGATGTACTGCTTAAAGTCAAGATTTGTCACATCGAGCACCTTTGGCTTTTCAAGCACATAAGTTTCTAAAGTAGATGTATGATTACCAGTAAAATCAACCACTAAAGAGCCTTTGTTTAAGAGAATCTCATCAATATTCTTTGTTAAAGTTGAGTTTCTTTGGATCGCAAAAATGTCTGATTGAGCGATGCGCGGAATTAGATAACTATCTGCTGCCTCAGCATTGTTCGGCAAACCAGCGGCTGTTAACACAGATGTTGGTACGTAGAATTGCAGATATCCACCACCGTGACTTGAAATAGCAATTCCGGTTGCTGACTCTAGATTGACTTGAGTGCGGCTTTCAAAGATAGAATTTTTATCAAAAACATTATACTTATCAACTGCTTTGTCAAATGCATACGCATAATACTGATACTGAATACGCCAGCCGTTTGTGCTTGCTACAACAACTTTTGTAAAGTCTGCACTATTCATGCTCAATTTTGACCAGAGATCAGTCTGCAAATTATTTGATACAGACTCATTCGGTAAAAGAACAATAGATGCTGAGTTTTCAGAGTTGTTATCAATAGACACAGTTAACTTATTAGTTTCACTTGTATTTTTTACATTTTTGATGAGCATTTTTGATACTTCTTTAAGCGTAATGCTTGTATCAGAAGTAATTGTTTTATCAAGAACACTTAATGAAGTTAATAAAGATATAGTAAGTGGTATAGTTTTAGAATTCACATAGGTCTTTGCACGGTCCAACTCACTTAATCCAGTACTCACCCAATAATTACCATCAGCAGCCCCTTCAGGCTTATTCCAAAACCAAATTACATCAGTATCTTCGGCTTTAGCATATTTTTTCGCTACATTGGGTCTTGATGCTAGTAGTTCCGCTTCAGTCGTAAAACCTTCCATCAAGCCAGCTGCAATAACATCTTGAATTGCAGTTTGAGATTCAATATCAAAATCACTTAAAGCTGAGTTGACACTGACTAATGCAGTATCAACATTAATTTGCATATTTTCGATATTTGTAATAATTTCATCGATCCGAGTTAAATCTACTTTTCCGTCAAGTAAACCTAGTACTTTTCGAAGAATTGCCAAGATATCCGAAGCATTATTGATATTTGCTAATACAGCATTCCAGTTTGTAGCCATATTCCACCCAAAATTTAGACATTAAAAAACCGCCTAAGGGCGGTAATATTTAAAGAATTTATTTAGCTAACACGCATAATAAACATTGTTGCAAAGTTTCGTGGTCTGGTTTCGGTTGAGCCAACTGAAGAAGTTTTAACCTTACTTCTCTCACGTCCACCACCGTTTGGATCATAGTTGCCTATACTTTCGGAATCATCACCAGTGTTGTCATTCCAGCTCCAGTAAGTATGATCATGTGCCTTGATGCTATCTTCTTGCATGCTTCCGATTGTACGACTTGCATCAACACCCCGCCCATTATCCCAACCTCGTGGAAATTCTGCTCGTGTATCAGGTAAGGTCCATGTTGCTGCAGAAATTCCATATTTAGCAAATAGCTTCGGGAAATCTGCCTTATTTAACGTTTGCCCAGCAATCTCCACGTGATTTAAAGGTGGTGATTCACCAAACCACATTGAAACCTTTCCTATTTCTGCATCTGAATTATTCTGAATCGCATCAACAATCTCGTTGATTTTTTTGGTTAGTGAATTGAATAACCAATTGAACCATTGACGAGCTGGCTTTTTATTTGATGGGAAGCCGCTCAATAAAGTTAACCCATCGGTATTTTTTGGCCCATTCAGGCTAAATTCTTCTAACTTATCCATCTACTTCATCCGAAAAAATTAACTCGACTCCGCTTGGTAATGGAAACAATAAGCGAACTAGTTCTTTATCTATGGGTTGAAACTCGGCAAGAAATTCGAACATAACAGTCATATCTCTGTTGTCCTTTAATTTGAAAGGCACATCAGTCAATAATTTGCAGATTTCAAATGCTTCATCGAGTGTGCAATCGCAGTTATTAAGCAAAATCTTTGCTTTAACTACAGAGGGTAATTTTTGAGGTGGGATACTTTGTCCACGATAACTACTAACACCGGATTCACGCCAAAAGCCGCCAATATCGAGATCATCCGTTTCGCCAAATGTTAACGCCTCAGGCTGTCCCTCAAATCCAAAAAAGGGCAGCGGGATGATGTCTGGTACAACAGTTGGAGCTCCTACCCATTCAGCCAAAATATTTAACTGATCCCCACTTGCTGTATCTAAATCAAACTTTTCATTCATGCTTTGCAGCACGTTCATGCAATCAATAATCGGCTCGATCGATACTTTGACCGTCTCATTAAAGTTTGGTTTAGATCGGTGTTCATTAATGATCAGATTCAAGTAATCATCTGTTTGCATTAACCACCTCCAGCAACACTGATCTCGATATTGTCTGAATCACAATAGGCCACAGCATTAAAAGCTAGTGTGTAATCACCTTCTACCGATACACCATCTACAGTTAATTGAAGGCTTTCAATTTCATAAGACCTTGCATCTAATGCGCCGTATAAACCTGCTGGTACATACAGCTTATTAATTGCGATACGGTCCCCGATATCGAGCTGGTTAATGTAATCAGCTGAAGCGCTTTTGATTTGCTCACCGATATCTACGGTGTAATCCGAATTAGTTTTTAATTCAAAACGGATACCAATAGATTTCTGAATTGGTCGCCAGTAGTCAATTGATACAGGATCACCGTAAACCGTTGGACGAATCACAGTTGTATTTCCGTACAGATCACAACCGGGTGCCTTCTTTACTCGAATCGTCTCAGCAATCAATTGATCATCTCCACCCGCTACGACAACAGCCAAAGAGTTTGGCGGCAAGCCTAGAGGATCATTAAATGATTTTTGATTTTCATAAACCTTACAACGGCTCACACCATCAAGACTAAATAGAGCTCCTAAAATCCCCTCTGTATAAGAACGCGAAGGAATGGCCGTTGATAATGCTTGGCGTTGACGTAATTTAGTGTTGCTTTCGACGGGAGCACCTAAGGTAGATGCCTGCGGATTGTTTACGGATTGCCAGCCACGTGTAGGTGTTGAAATAGTAGTAACAGCATTAGGTAGCGCTAGAATTGCTCCAGCTTTTTCAGCTATAGCAGTTACAACAATTTCCCCTTCTGCTGGGATAACAATCTGTGCCGGCAATAACCAACGATTATTATTTTTGTCGCTCACAATGCCATTATTAATGATTGTGCCAGCAACACCAATCAATACCACCGAAACACTTGATTGTGTGGCCACTGCACGGCGAATACCGTTAATCTTTACATTACGCGATAGCGCATCAGTATCGGCAGTACTTGGTGACATAGAGTTATAAACATTTATAACTTCTGCATTGCAGTCAGCAATTACACGTGCGATAACACCAATCCACTGACCGTCTTGACTATCGTTTTCTAAGTAAACATCTTGGCCGTAAATTCCTCGGTACTTATCTTTTAAATACTCGACAATTTCACTATAAGTTGCAGCTGTAGCACCATACTGATTAATTACAGGGGCTATGCTAGTTAATACCATCTTTAAATCTCCCCTTGTAAACTGGCTGAACCATAAATCGTTGTAATGGTTGATTGAATCGATAGCTTTCGTGTCTCACCATCAAATTGACTATCAAACGAATCGACTCTTAAAACACCCTGAGTGCTTAAAATGCGCTGTCGAATCATGAGCTCAAACAAATGGTCGGTGAATTTCCCTAAAACATCAGTGGTCCATCCTGTGCCGTCTGAAGTATCAGCAAACCATTCACCTACCCAAAATTTAAGGCGGGTCATTACCGCCTGCGCTACACCCTCCGGTGTATTAATATGGAAATTATTTTGACCTTGGCCGAAACTATAATCCCCATTTTCATCTAACTTTCTATAGCGCATAAAAAAAGCCGCCTTTCAGCGACCCCTCATTCATTTATGGTTTCGGTGGACCAGAATCACCACTACCCGGCTGTACTTTCGTATGGCCATGGCTAGATCCAACATCCACATCATTATTTTTTAATGCCCCTACGACGCCTAATCCATCCTTCATTTCAACCGGGCAATTAAAAGTAGCTTTGGTACCTAAAAACTCCAACTCTCCAGCATCATTAATCCGGATCTTGGCATTGCCGGCATCATTTCTTAATTCAACCGCATCTGTGGCCACGTTTTTTAAACGTTTAGGTTGAGATTGAGGGGCAAATGTAGCGAAACCATCAGATAAATCATGCTTACGGTTTTCAAACGGTGGTTGGATCTCACCACTCTGCCACCACAAATCAATGCATCGAGATGAAAAATGCACTAAACACTCATCCCCCTGCTTAACTGGAAATGTTAAAGCAAAGCCTCCAGACTTAGGCCAGCATACTGGAACATCAGGTAATGGTTTAATTGTTACCATCTCAATAGATCCATCTTCTTGCATTACAGGAATTTGAATGGCTGGTGTAACAGTCACTGTTTGCTTATCTGGATCATAAGAATCAACAATACAAGGTAAATTGGTCCAGACTACGGCCAAGGCTGATTTAATCGCATCATTAATGATGTTGAGTAAATGAGGCGATCTTTCGTTATTACTTAAAGCCATATCAATCCACCGCCAAAATAGTGATACCTGATTTAGGAACTACAGCTCCCTGACCAACTGCAACAAGATTTGTATACCAATCATCGCCGCGTGTATCGCCGTAATGCTCGACTGCTTTAATGATGTAAATGCCATTAATGCCGCCAGCTGTTTTAAGGTCCTTTTGTGCCTGGTCTTGTCCTTGAGTCTGGTAATCGATATCAAATGCCTGAGTTTGGATGCTTGTCGTATCAACATGAATTCGCCCACCACGGCGCAATTGTGGATTGAGCAAGCAATTCACCATTAGCCCCTCTGTTGTGAGTTGAGGCATTCCAATCATCCCCGAGTTGGCATCCATTTCAAAAACTGAATCAAGTAAAAAACTACTGATACCCACCATGTATAAGTATTCATCGTCAATGAAGTACTCGGTGTTTGTGTCTTTGCAAAACTGTCTGATCTGGTCGTCTAATGACCCGAACATTACTTTGCCGCGAACATATTTTTGATCACTAAGCTGTGGCAATTCGCCTGTTTCTACACCATTCGCTTGATACTCTTTTGCAAGTTCATTCTTGACTTGATCGACTGAGGTACCAGCTGCAATGGTTTTATTAACCAGCGCATAGTTTTTAGCTTTATCACCAGACTGAGCCAGAATGCATAAAAAGGTATCAGTCGGGCTTTCACGTCCACGGCGATATTGGAATGTTGAACCTTTAAAAATTGTGGCCAACTCTTCACCGTAACCAGCCTCAAAAGTCACCATTGCCCCCACGTTGGAATTATCCTCGCCAGCAAGCCGGTTCATGGTATCGACTGATAAGTTATAGATATAAAACTCCGCTGCTTTGGGTGTTTCAGCTGTAGGTTGATTAATACGAAAAACAATCCGCATTTCTGATAAATCTAATGCCTCTGGTTCCCCATATTTAAGCTGGACGGTTAGCCGGCAATTTCGCTTCCATTGTTCAGTCATTTAAGGATCCTGCCAAAATAGTTTTATGTTGGTACCTAAATCACTAAATGATTGGCTCTCATCTTCATTGAGGTTTTGAACGTACATTGAGCCGCTAATTACATGACTAAAAGGGCTTAAAATATCGATACCTGAGACTAAAGGAATACCTAAGGCAACAGGCTCAGAATTAGTTTGAAAAATATCTAGGTACCATCGTTTTCTATAAACAAGTTTGAGCTGGTAATTCACCTTGTTCAATTTGATAAAAAACTTTTGGTTGCGATCGAGCAAAGGGATTTCATACAAAGCCATTTTAAAGCCCTACCGTATAAGCACCGCCAACCTGCCCCAAACCTGTGATTTGAGACAACATAGACTGTTCAACTTGTTTAGGCTGTTTAGATCCCGAGTCAACTACATCAGAGGTAACTTCTGGATTCTTTTGATCGGCAATAGAAACCAATGTTTCTTTAGTGGTTGAAATAAAAACTTTCTTAAAAACAATATCGATCATCAATGCATTTTCGGAAGTCTCCTCTGTAACGTTCTTTAAAGACTTAATGAGCATATCTGTATAAAGGCGTTTGCCCGTAGAGATAACGAGCCGCTGGCCTTGTAAAGCCTGTAGACCTTGGTAAATCCCCAGAAGTGACAAATCAGAACCAATAAATGTATTCCCAATAAGTCCATTCATCCTGCCAGCACTTTCAGACCAGCCAATTTTCATTGTTACTTCTGGCGGGGCTTTATAGCAGTGGTCAGAAATCGGTGAACCCTTTTCCACTGGGTGCTCTGTAATAACAAGCTCATCAGAAAGGTTTTCTTCAATCACCACATCAGCAAATAAACCCATTATTGAACGATGACCCCCAAGTAAGAGGGAGCCAACTGTTTCAGTGATAGCCATGCTTTTCTCCGGGCATTAAAAAACCCACCATCTGGTGGGTTTTAAATTAATTAAATAGACTTGTGAATAAGTTCCATACATCGATCATAGTTGGTTGAATCAATGAAATTACACTTACTATTTATTTCATTAACGAAGTTATCTTTAAGCTTAAGATCTACTTGTTTAAAAATATTATTATATTGATTAATCAGTTTATTGATTTTTTGGGAGTATTCCCTATTTTGAATTGTGTTAACTGCAATCATTCTATTTGTATTCGTAAAGAAAGAGCAGTTTGCTTTTAGATCACCACCGGAACTCAACTTAAAATTTAAACATTTCAGCTTAATTGGAGTGCCAAGATTTAAATTTAGAACTTCACTTACTGATGGGCCAGTAACATAAAATCTATTAGTGTAGCTAACATTAAAAACTATAATCGGACTTCCATCATGACTCTTTTCAATATTATTGAATGGCCCATAAATACCTTGTATTTTTCCATTATACTTACTTTCTGCCTTAAAAATATTGTTAGCATAATCAGCATAAATTAATGAAGGGGACAAATAACTATTGTTTTCATTATTCTGCTTACTTAATACATTACTCCAATTAAATAAGGACTTCCCTTCACTCAGCCAAGCTTCTAAATCATCAATTAAAAGTAATCTTTGGAAAGTGGTTGGATCCGCATGCACCGCACTTGATACTATAAGAAATAATAAAGATAAAAGTTGTTTCATTCTGATTATTACCGTGTCTTAAAGCATACATCTAGTTTGCCTTTAACTTGTTTATTACAGAACCAAGCCCCATCTTTATAGTTTTTAACTACTTTTTTGGAATTACCATCACGATAGTATTCTTCTGCATCCATCATATGATCTAAATCTTTACCCATAGCGATTGAACGATCTTCGCTATCGGGATTCATAGTTGACTCTTCAATATGGATATTTTGACTTCCAATTTTTAGAGCTGTATACATTCCTTCAGCACCACCGCCAGAAGAAACAATACAAGATTTAGTAATGTTCTTCCCATCAACTACGAAGCATTGCCCCTTACTATCTGGGTTTTCATGAGCAAAAGCTTGAACAGTAAAACAAGCAACTAACATTACTAAAACCTTTTTCATAAAGCACCTTACCCAATTAATGGCTTCACATTTCTAGCCATTTGAATCATTGTATTTTCATTGTGACGCTGTACAACCTGAGCAGTTTCTTTTGGATTATCTGCGCCATTAATAGTCATGTCAGTTTTATGTGACTGATAGATAGTTATATTAGCAGAACTAGCATTTGAATTGTTCACCTGCTCTTTATGAGGGTTACTAACGTTTGCTAAGTTTTTTGTGTTGCTAATATTAATATTTGGGGTTGTGCCTATATTAGGGGTGAAATAATTTCTTTGATGCTTTTTAAAATCCTTGTTTTGCACCATTTCACCTTTTGCAATATAGCCATCTTTGTTTGAATCCCATACTTTATTAAGCTCATAAGCCCTACTACCTTTTTTGTAACCATAACCCGTGACAGCAGTATATAGATCCGCAACATTTCGTTTTTTAGAAGATTTAAACCCTCTCTCTTTAAAATATTTTTCAACATATACCATTTGCTCATCAAACGATAAGGAGGCAAATTTCTTTCGACTCATACCATAGTACTTTCCTTTTGTACCACCGCTACCTTCCATAAATTGGATTAAACCAGTAGCTGAAGATTTTGGATTTTTCGCACTAGGGCTGAAAGTACCTGCTGTTTCAAAAGAAATTACAGCTGCTAAATCATTCGGATCTACACCTATGCTTTTTGCAACAGCTTCAATCGTTTTTGCTTTATTGGAAGTGAAGTTTTTGCTCTTATATTTTTGAGAGAAACTAGAAGAAGAAGCAGATACATTTTCCTTAATGGCATTAACAGTGGATTGCGTAGCATTGACTACAGCTGCTGCTCCAGATTTAGCTACATCAGTAATAGCTGCGGCAGTTTCTTTCGCGGTTCCTGCTGGATCATCAATTGCCTTGGTAACAAACTCTACCGTTTTGTCTTTTAGGTTTTTGATTAACTCTGCCAATTCTTTTATGCGGGCAATCGCCGTTTCAATACCACCTTCCCATTTAGACCAATCAATTAAGCTCTCTCCACCATTTTTCCAAGTTTGGTAGTCATCCCACAATGCAGCAATAGCAGCGGCAAGCGCTAATACAATACCGATAGGAGAAGCTAAGAAAGCTAAACGTAACGACTTGATCAGGAAAAGTAGCCCTTTCAACATTGGCAATACTGAAGCCAATTTAGCAATCGTTCCAATAAAACCGCCAAAGATCACTGCGAGCAAAGCAAACTTTAAACCAGTGGCCAGAATTGCTTTAAACCGTGGATCTAGTTCAGCGAACCAAGCAATAGCACTTCGCAAGAAGTTATTAATCATCTTAAGGATGGGTATAAGTGCCTGCCCTGCGGTCATTACAACAACTTCAGTAATTGCCTTAGTTGTCATCGTAATATCACGGAACTGGACCATGAACTCTGTACCAGATTTAGTTAGTTCATCAGTTAAACCAACGTCCTGCCGTAATTTCTGGTATTTCTCCATGTTGCTGATGAACTTGTCATCACGCATGGCCATAAGGGTATTTTCATCAATACCTAGTGAACTGGCGTAAGCATTTGCTTGGTAATAATCCATGCCTTTCATAGTTTTTGAAAGGTCTTTCATTACTTCCACACGGTCACGTATCTGGCCGTTACCATCACGGGTAGCAACACCCATGCCTGTAAGCATGCCTTCATAACCAGGGGAGTTACGCATTTTCTGCGCTACGTTCTCAAGCGACTGTAATGCATTTTGAGCATTACCACCCATTTGTGAGATTGCATCACCGTAGGCTCTAATATTTGAAGCGGATGCGCCAATACGTTGAGATGAGTAATACAGCTTATCGAGTTCGCTTGCTGTCTTTGCTACTGCCACAACTGCACCTGTTGCCAAAAGCAAAAGTGTTTTATGTAGTAATGTAGCTTTTAGCTCCACCCCTTTGAGGGCATCGCCCATTTTTCTAGCGCCTTCGTTATCCGTAGAAAAACCCAAGGACACTAAGAAATCACGAATAACTGTATCGCTCATGTTTATCTCAACCTTTCTTTTGATCGTTAAATCTTTCAAGTAAAAGCTGGTTATCTGCCTGCACATCTAATGCATCGTTCATCAATGCAATATCAGCTAGATCTACAGTTCCATCTTTTAAAGACTCAAAACGACAAAGACCACGAATCACCGGCCGTAAAAGCCAATCTTCGTGGTCTGGTAAATGCATAAATTTTATGTGGGTTGTTTCTTGCTCAATGCCTGAGTAAGCAACCCTTGAATAAAATTTCCCAAGTTAATACGAATCACTGCAATTGTTAGCGGGAGGATGTGCTCGATACCTAAGTTATCGAACATCAAAGCATCTTTAACTACTAATCGTGCACCATCGCGTGTAACGACAGATAAGCACTTTTTCATAACGTAGTTAGCATCTTCTTCGGGCATCTTCGCAAATGCATCAATAAAAGGCTGAATCGCCTCACCAAAACTATTTAGGTCAAAATCCTCTAAAGCGCTTAGATCAGGATTATCGGGATCATCCCCAAACTTATCTAAGAGATCCATTACATTGCTTTTCAGGATCTCAGTCATGAAGGGAACAATCGTAGGAACAATAGGTGCAATTTTTCGGGATACGTGAAATTGATCAAAAGCATCTAAGCGGCCAATTTCGTAATTATGATTACCAATTTGCATTAGTCATAAGCTCCTAACTTTTGATCGATCTTGATTGCATCAAAAGCCCACTCGTTAAAATCACCAACTGACTTATAGGCTAGATCAGCATGCTTCTTAAAAGCACATTTCGTGGCGGTCGCATTGTCACCAGATCCGGTATGGTTCAACGTGATTGTGTTCTTGCCCCACTTTTTCGTGCTTGAACGCTGGATGTGGTAAAGATTGGAAAGCTTGGCATTAACTGGCGATGTTTTTAATAATCGTACAGTCACAGTACCAGACTTATTAGCACTTAAGGAATGCATCCCTTCACCGTCAGCGCCAATAGTCATTTGGTTAGCATCAGCAGCCATTGCAATGGTAATACCTTCATCTGCAACGCCCGCACCGTAACCTAGGTCAATTACCCCATCATCACTGGCGAGCGTGCATTGAGTATCCATAAAAGAATATGTAGACATATTTTCTTGTCCTTATTAGCGGTTAACAGACACAAGCACATCAGAGAAATGTGTTGCACCAGCCAATTTGATTGCGATTTGGAATACTGGAGATTTACGCGCCTCACGTTCAGATTGAGCTTGATCATCTAAACTATTGGCAAAGACGTAATATCCTTTTGGAAGATAGTCACCAGTTTCTAAGGCCCCAAAAGAATCACCATTCCATTGACCGGGGCCAATAAGCCCGTTCGTTACTGCTTGCTCTAATGCTCGCTCAAGCACCGTACATTGACGATTTACGCCACTTTCTAGCTGTGGAACTTTGGTTGGTGTGGTGTAAAAAAGATTCCACAGTGCTGTTTCTAAATGGTTTTGCAACCAATCAAGACCATGACGCTCATCAATGAATGAGCCATCACACATAACGCCTTCTTGTAAAATGGCCGTGTCATTGTTGTATCCAGCAAAGACATTACAGTTTTTATCTTTAAGTGCTTTCGCTTGTGAGACTTGCAAGTCTTCAGCTTCTACACCCGGTAGCTGCTTAAACTTCAATGTAATGGTTGTATTTGTGCCATTAAAGTTGACGCTAAATGCTCGTCCAAATACCGAAGCGGCTGCATGTGGGGTATCACCAGAAAAGATTGTGAATACTCGGCCATTGTTGGCTTTGCTGAGCTTATAAGCCAGATCAGTTGTGCTGGTACCATCTAAAGCTAATGCGTTCGTAATTGTCTGGCCATAAATACGGGGTGGATTTGCAGCTAGAATGAAATCTCCTACTGCCTCAACATCTGCGTCAGAAATTGGCTCAGCGATATCTAATCCATACCATTTAAGGGATTTATCAGCTAAATGGGTAATCGCATCCATTAAAGGTTCTGCAGCATAACCATTCACTGGCACTGATGCATGACCAACTGTTAAGCCCATCAATGACGAAACATCTGTGCCAGTTGCATTGGCAATAGCGTAAGAAATCGTTGATGTGGTACCAGTGGTTAATGATGTTATTTCAAAGCGATTGTATACATCGTTCCAAGTTACTGAAGCGGTGCCGAGCTTTGTGGTTAATGCTGAAGCTACACCATTTAAATTAGTCACGGCTGATAGATTCAATGCAGTGACAATTTTTTCAACACCATCAATGGTGATTTTCATCGAACCATCAGAAATAGCTGTGAAGTTTGCAATATCTCGCTGATCCGACGATAAAACCGCACCTTTTAAAACGGCCGAACTTGCAGCCTTAACCCAACGGCCAATATATAAAACTCGAGGTTTAGGCACTTGCCCAAAGTACTTTTGTGCCGCTTTGTATTCTGGTGCATCAGTTCCAAAATCTAATGCTACTGGCGTTGGATCTGAATATTCACGTAAACGCTCAACTGGATCTACTACGCCATCGGTAGCCCCCAATACAAGCAAAGAGCCAAAGCTACGCGGCCCCGCTGCTAAAGCCGCCAAACTAATGGAGACATTAACAACATCAGAGGTGGACAATGTCATGGATTACTCCTCGGAAATTCTATAGGTCCAGCATCTACAAAAGATTTAACTGCAAACGTACGTAATGTTTGCCGCTTAAAGACAGCGGTTAGGTCATATCTATGTACATACTGATTATTGAGAAAGTCAGGCGCGGTGATGATTTCACCCACCTTGATAAATTTGATTTTTTGCGCTTTGAGTTGCGCGATATTTTGCGGAATGCCTAGACCATCTTTGAGGACGTTTGCGATCGTTTGGCCGTGGTCGCCATAGAACGATAAAAACAGCGTCAACTCTTCATGTCGAATTGAATCCATTGTTTCGTCTTTCTGGTCGAAGTATGGCCCATCGTCGGGAGTTATTGACTTTACGGCAAATGCACACCAATCCTCACCAACGGCGGGAAATGGTGGAGGCTCAGTTTGAAAACGTGGCCGAACCATATCACCTGGTAAAGATGTAATCCCGACAATGAAGGCTTGAAAGATGTCCTCTAGGTCTTGGTCATAAGCAGATCCGCCGCTAGGGGTGATATATCCCCCTGAAGCAGAGTCACCCATGATTTACCCCAGTGGTTTAAGCTCGCAAATAGCTTTTATAAAACCTTGGCCATAATGCAAGTTATCTAAGACTTGAGTCACAATGTAGGTTTTACCCTTCCAAGTAATCTCATCAGCTTTGTTATTTGCATCACCCTGAATCAAAGCAAATTGCGTGTGAATGTTGATCGCACCCTTGATCAAAGTACCATCGGCACGGCGGTCCATTTTGATACCGTTATTTGTAGTAACAACACCAGAAAAAGAAGTATTTGTAATCGTCTCTTGCGATCGTCCGTTGTTTCCCACGATGACCTCAGTACGCTTGCAAATAATGCCCGTCTCCATAAAGTCGGGATCTAGTAAAACGTCAGAAACATCAAGATTAGCCACGCTTTACCTCCTTTTCCTTTTTCATGATCACGTAAGTAACCGACTTTCTAAGCTCTCCAGTATCAATCAACGGCCGAACCAGGCCTGCTTCAGCTGGACCAGTTTCAAGCTGCTTCAGATACTGCTTAGCGCCTTTACGTCCACGCCGTGCTCGAGCACGGATTGTGGCCAAAGATAGAGGGGAAAATTCACCATTAACGAAATAGGCTCGAACTGAATTCATTGCAATCATCCCAGCTGACTCAAGCAACATCATCATTCTTTGGCTATTACCAGCTAAAGCGGCATCAACCGCTTTAACTAGCTTATCGCCTACCGGTTCTTGAACTTCTTCAACACCCGGCACCAGAAAAGGTCGCTCAGGAATGTTTTGAGAAGGTGAGCCACCTTCCATAAGATAGCCAATTTGCGCATTAGTTAAACCGTCACCATCAGTACGTGCTTCGCCGTGAGGTATACCAACTAGCACATCCATTTGGGATAATTCAGCCATTGCCTGGAAAATGTCAGCTAAGCCTTTACCACTTGATTTAACGCCACTGCTCATAGCTGGATGCCTCCAGCACCAGCCATCAGTATGAACTGATAAAACTGAACGCCCCACGTCGTTTGGTTCCAATGGCCAGCATCAGCGATTAGTACGCCCGAAACATCCATGGACTTTGAAACACCATCAACTGATTTAGATGTTTCATTCCCCACAATCTTTCCAGCATCACCACCAATGCTTGCAGCACCCATCGCACGCTTATAAAGCGTGAGATAGTGAGCAATAAACAGTGTTAAACCATAATCAAGCGTATCCCCCCAACGCTCCTCACGAAGTAACTTTTTCCCAAGGTTTAAATAGAAATTAAACTGAAATGACGGATATTGCGTTGTATCAGCAAATGCCGGCATTTCTTCACGAAAAGAGGATTCACTGATCATAGGTTAAGTTTCCTTTGGTGTGTCTTTTTCTTTGGCCGTTTCTTTGGCTGGGGTTACCTTGGCCAAGTCAGCTTTTAACTTAGCGACCTCAGCATCACGCTCTTTAATCACCTTTTGAGCTTGATCAAGGGCATCTTTTGATTCGGCCGCTTGAGTCTGAAGATCCTTAGCAGATTGGATTTTAAGATCACTAAGCTCTTTGTCTTTGGCTTTCATTTCTTCGTCATGCTTAAGGTTTTGCTTTCCAGCTTCATCGATCTGAATTTGCATTGCTGCAATCTCAATATCTTTTTGTTTAATGATCTCTTCAAGCTCACCAGCATAAGCTGAATGTGCTGGAACCTCTTGGGAATGAGCCGCTACAAACCAGTGCTCGGCAATATCCTTCTCTACTTCCTGAAGTCCAGCTTGCAATACAACTGTTTTAGCCTCCCCTTGGTCATCACGACCAAGGTTCACTGTTAGTTGTTTGCTTAAAAGAATTTGTACTAACTCAGACATAACAATTCCTTATAGACCGTCAGCGTAATAAGCAGTTTCAGGGTATACCCATTCAACAACACCTAAACGGCCGAAGTAGGTTGTGATTTGACGAATACCACGGTATTCAATTGGTGTGCGTTGTAGTGGAACAAGTGGGAAGCGCACACGATCTTCAGCTTGTGTATAGGTCAGCATACGGTCAGTACCACCAACACCACGTTTTACACACCACTTAGAAGGCTGAATATCTAATGGTCGGCCATTCACTGAGTTACTTAAGCTATTGAGCTTCAAGAACTCAAGAATAGAGATATTCCCAGCTTCACTAACAATACGTGAAGTTAAGAGACTGAATTGCACAGGTGGCAATAAAAGCTTATCCGGGCAGACAGCAAAACCAGAGGCTAGCCATGCGTTATTTAAGATGAGGTTTACATCATCTAAAATTTCCTGGGGTGTAGCTAATTTCCAGTTTTTATTAACGTTTGTTGCCCCCACTTTTGATGAGTTTAAGAGCCCTTCAACTCCAAGAGTGTCATCGCCGATATAAACTTGCTCATCAATATCCATTTGATATTTGAGGTTCATACCTTTGTATTTTTGACTATCGACTGGACGACCAATAGCACGCGCAGATTCTAATTCTGGAATGGTATAGCCAATTTCCATACCCCATAAGCTGAGAGGCTGGGCAGTCTTGCCAATATCCAACGCAATGCCGGCAATAGCATCAGTATTTTTACCGATCCAAGATTTACCAGTCGGTGACGGGCCACCAGCTGCAGCAAAAGTTGAGTTAGTGAATGAAGATACTTCATCCGCAATTGATACATCTGAGCGCAAATCAATATCACGGCCCCATGTAATATTTGCTAATGGCTCATGTAGAGTTTGGTCTAAGCGTTCCAATTCACCTAAAAGAAATGCACCGGTACTATCAATCGTACGGGTATCAAAAGTATGCATTGTGCCTGTATCGCGTGTACGTGCACGGATCGGCTGCGCCATTGCTACGGCTTGAGCCATGGTCGAAGCTAAGAGTAATTTACGCATGTTTTCATTTTCTCCAGGCGTAAAAAAAGACGCCTATAGCGCCGTGATTTACGTCAAAAATAATTTAGATGTTGTAAGAGATTTCTACGTTGCCTTGTGCATCTGCATCGTGCATAAACATGGCATTTTTAAGCTCAATGGTGTTCGCACCATCAGCAATCGCTTCAATCCCGCCAATCGGCTTAAGCTCAGTTGCAGTAGCAACACGCACATAAACTTTACCAGCCGTTTTAGCTGTACCTGCATTGCATTTAACCGTCATGTATCCACGGCGCATAATGTCATGCACAATTCCAGATTGAGGAACAGCTGCACCAATACCGTTTAATGCCGATTGTGTAGGATAAGAGCGGACCACTAAGCCATAAACGTCGGTATCAGCTGCTTCAAGAGGTACAAAACCCAATGCTGTTAATTTGCCGAAAATACCGAAGGCCCCAAAACTACCTTTAGCAATATGAGCCTCAACTGTAGAGTGCGCTTTTCGTGAAATATCACCCGGAATGCCTGAAGGCATACGATATAAAAATGAATTACCCATTTATTAGTTTCCTTTGTTTTTCCAGTATTCGCGGTTAATTTTGTTCATTTCAGCAGGCGTAATTGGCGCACGGCCAAAATCGCGTGTAGAAATTCCAGAACGTACACCAGCGGCGTTGTTTTGTTGTTTGATGAGTTCAGATGCCCCGATAAATGCAGCATCGATCGTATAAGCTGCCATAGTGTCAAAATTAGGGTTAGCTCCAACAAATGGCGCTAAAACTTTCTGGCCATCTGCCGTAGCGTGAGCTTGTTTTAAGACGTTCCGCTTGGTGTTTAAAACGGCTGGGCCATTATTAGCGCTATCGAAAGTAGGCATTTTAAAGCCAGGCACTAAAACTTCGGCTCGTGATAAAACCTCTTGAAGTGAATCGCCTGTGTGATTTTGAATACCTTGTTCTGATAATTTTTGAGCCTGTTCAGCTTCCAAAACATCATCCTCGGTTTCTTTGCCTTTACCCTCACCTTCTTCATCATCTTCCGTTTCGGTGTCTGATTCAGAGTCTTTGGTTTTTTTCTTTTCCAAGTTTGATAGTCGCTTATCAATTGTTTGGACAGTTTTGAGAACTTTCAAGAGTTCACGATTGATAGCTGCATCAGTTGTTTTACCTTCGCCATCATCATTATCTTCATCTTCTGTTTCGGATTCCTCCTCATCAGTGCTCTTGGCTTTTTCTAAAGCCTCATCAATGGTACGTTTAGCTTTGCGCAAGCTTTCCAACCAGCCTTTACTTTGTTTAGGCATAAAACTATCTCCGATTTTACAACGCGACCCACAACGCCCCTTTTTAACAAGGGCAATGTGATTTCCAAAAATATTTGTTTGAATCCCTTTACCTACGCTAATCTCCGTGTAATCAGCGTCATACCCCAGAGAGATTTCAACCTTTCCCTTCATCACAGCATCAATCATGTCTTTGTCTGTAATGAGCAGATCCGCCACTAAACAATCAGAATCTTCATCCACACCACGCCGAACATCGTGAGCAGTGCCGTTTGTATATTCTTTCCAATTCTCTGGCGTTACCCAATCCTTAGGATGATCATCAGTAACTGATTTACCTTCAAAACTGGCGATCGTACGTGGATCAAATAGAACGTCTTCACCACGTTCAATAATGATTAGTCCTGAGCTATCGGCTGTAACTGGCACCTCTCCATCGCCATAAAGCAATTTACCAATTCGAGCTAACGGCACATCTCGACAAAGCAAATAACCTTCAGGGGTAGTTTCACGAGTCCGACCAAGTTGGCCAGTAGTGTAGAAATTGGATCTATCTACAGTGGCCTTTGATTTAGATTTCTTTTTAAACATGGATCACCTTTTTTCAGGCATTAAAAAACCACCCGAAGGTGGCCGATATACTCAAAATTTATTAAACAGGTTTTAACTCAATATTTATTCGAGCTTGATATTCAAAATTAGTGGCATCTTCATCTAAACACCACTCAACACCAACAACTTCGTATCTCTTTCGATTAAAGACGCATCTAGTACCGATCTGAGGCACCTGAGTCATTACCCGTCTTGCGAATTGTGGAACTTGATCAACTATAAAAAAATTGATTGCGAATTTCTCTGGATGTATGGTTTTGCTCATTCAATACACCTTAACCTATTTTAGGGAGCGGCTTTAGCTTGGTTATGTCATCAAACTTTCCTATTGGCTGCCATCCTAATGGATATCTCCAATCAACATAAATAAACCATTCCTCATCGACTTGCTTGTAGTAACGATAGCTATTTTGTTTCTTGGTTTCTTTATAATGAGTAGTGTCTTCAGGCGGTTTTCGATTTAAACAATAAATTATGGCTTTTTCCAAAGAATGGCCACCCACCTCATCTACCCAATCATCCCAATTTACAAGTAAGCCATTAGTGGAAATTTGGATGGTTCCATAATCATGTTTAATGGTGAATAAACCAATGATTATGCTTGATTCATCAAAAATTACATCTGTATTAATCACAATTTACCACCTTTTAGATCCTCAAAAACAGGATAACACTTTTAGGCTTTTTCATAACTTGGTTGATTTATATTTAGCTAAAAATCATCTGGAATGACTGGCTCGGGATAACATCGACAATTGGGCAAACACCCAGCATGACCTTTTAAATTATCCAAAGTTGGTGGATTATCCCAAGCAACAAATTTCCCATTCATGGCTTTATGACTTGGCCGGACATCACCATCTTCACTGGTGCGCCAGATATAGCCCTCGGATCCAAGATTCTCGGCTCTAGCTTGAGTAAATACACATGAAGCACGACTTACTTCCGTACGTGCAATTGTATTTGCCCTGGATCTAGACACATGGCCAGTGGCCATAATCAAGCCAGCAATCTCACTTGAACGGTTACCTTCAATTAGAGAGCGAGTAGACAGGTCATGAATACGCTGTGCTGCATCAAGTGGCAAAGACTTAATAAGCCTTACTTGATCATTTAAGAGTTGCTGATATACGGCGCCCGTATCGGTATTGCGGATTTGTTCACGTACGCCACGAGATAGATCCTTAGCATAGATGAGCCAAGTTTTCTCATCCCGTAATGCCACATCTGTAATGATCCGACCTGCTGCATTTTGTGCCCAGAACTGAAGCGTGTTTGCATACTCATTTAATGACGCAATCATTAGTGGGTAGTTTTTCGGATCGTTTACATCAAAGCCCTTAACAATCGTATCAACGTACCCCGCAATTTTTCTAAGCTGCTGGCTGTACCGTATCTCGGTCTTTCTCGCCAGGTGCGGTGATATCCGACTTATTTGGTTCTTCATCGTCATAACCTTCATTTGGCGGCGGTGGATCATCTTTAGCCTGAACAATTTCCTCGTCAGAAATGTGTGAGAAAATTCCCGTAGACTCGCTAGATTGGCGTAATTCTTTTAACGCCGTTTGACGTGAAATGATTCCAGACTCTTCAACCTTAGTAACTGCCTCGGCAACTTTGGCTGCAATGTCTGCCTTCTTCTCGTCATCAATCTGCCACAATGAAGCAAAATCAAATTTAAAAGAACTAGGTAGAGGCTTGCCTAGTTTTGACCGCGAAACAATTTCAAGCAACTTATGCAACGGCGTACGCATACGGCCTTCTTGTTGCTGGTTGATATTGTCGTAGTAGTTTGAAAGATCGGACTCACCAGTTGCATTAAAACCAGCTGGAGATTGACCAAATAAGCGAACTAACGGAATACCTAAAGCTCCGGCAATTTGCTGGCCAAACTGCATCAGAATATTATCAAGCCCAGAAAAACTATATTGATGGGCCTCATAAGTATCTTCAGCATCCATCAGTGTTAAGCCTTCGTTGGATTGCCATAAACGGATCTGATTGATTTGCTCAACTAAAGCGTCATACATCCGACCGCCCGCAGCGATAAGATTACGCAACCCCTTAACCTTGTAAGTGCGTAAATGCGCTTTATAGATGAGCTGACCAGCCCCTAAAGTCGCACTATCAAAAATTGTTAGTCGATCCTCTAAACGCTCAATAACAGATTGGCCCCATAGATTTTCCGCTATGGCCTGCCAGTAAGGAAGTTTAATCCCATCCATCCTGAAGACACGTGAATAATGAATTCGCTGATTACACAAGCCTACTGAGTCGGTAATGACGTCATAATATTTAGGCATCCCATAATCTGGACCATACTCAGTAACTAGATCTTGCAGATCAGGTAAAACCATCCAACGGTCTAAAACTAGCAACCCTTTGAATTGATCCTTTCCAATAGTGTTTACATTTAGTGGTGTAGAAACATTTTGACCATCAATTAACATTACCGCGATAGCCCCACCGTAAAGTCGGGACCAACGGATTGTTTCATTGATCTTGTCCCAAGCTTGTAATCGGTCTAGCTCCTGGTTAATTGCTTCTACATCTTCCGGATCTTCCATGCCACGGATATTGATTCCCTCACGGGTCATATCATCCGCAACCACATCTACAGCTTGGCCAACCACCCAGCTTGAGCGGTACATAGCCTCAAGTTTTAAACGATTTCGACTAGTAAAGTTAAAACCATAGGTAGATTGATCATGCTGATTTCCAGAACCCAAGCCAACGCGAGCGGCGAAATTCTGGAATGAGTCTTTTGTAAATTTAATTAAGCCCATAACTTTCTCTTTTACAGCTTGCCCCAAACGTTGAGCTCAGCAATTTGCGGGTTAAAACAAATCATGACGCTATCTGCCCGGTTAGGTGAGGCAGTACCATCAGGCTGTTTATTGACTAGGATTTTTCCAACACCATTTTTTGTGTATGTTGGTTGAGATAGCTCAGTGGTGAGCAATGCCAATTCCTTAGCATCGATATCTTCAGTTGATAGTGAAATGATCATGTCTGGATCATAATCACGCCCTTCGAGTGCTCTAAAAGTTTCCTGGAAGCGCAAACGTAATGACCACCAAGACTGAGCTTTGAGATTTGCGAAAAAGTCTTTATTCAGACGCTTTTCAACCATTTCGCCCTCTGGATCATGAACTGAACCAGATCCCCGGAATGATTCGACATTAACTTCAGACAAACCTAACTCACGGCGCTTTTCATTAATTACCCTGGCATCACCACGGCACCCAGCTCCAAGACCATCGGCGTCGTAGAACAACGTTTCGATAGATTTCTCAAAACAGAGATCCATAGCTTTTTGAGTGGTTCCAAAGATGTCATCACCTTTACCTGACCATGTGGCCAAGTAATTCATGACAACGCCTTGACGACCTGTAAATGAGTTTTTATCCCTACCTTCATCTGCCACATCTAAGCCGCCAATACGATCACCTGTAGGCTCAATATTGAGCTTAACGTGCGCATCTAATGAAGCTTGCACCCAAGCTGAAGGAATTAAGACACCCTCTACAGAAGCGGCGTAGTTAATATCGACCTCTTGAGCTAATACAACATCATCAAGTGTGGCTAACTGCTTTTCATACCATGGGTAAATAACTTTGCCGTTATATGTAACGGTCCAGTTCTTATCCGGGTTATCTCGCCAAGGCATAGTAAAAACTGAATAGCGACCACTAAAACGATCCTGGTGAAATCGATCACCAATACCGTTAGGTGTAGATCCTTTGATATGAACGTTTGTATTTTGCGAGATAGCAGCATCTACAGCTTCTTGCCGCTCCACGAATGCCCACTCGTACCAAAAAATACATCGTGGTACGTCCACCACGACCGATGTTGTCACCCGCTTCACCTGTGATTGTTGCTCCGTTATCCGGGTTAATAATTCGCATGTAATTGTCATGCACTTTCTCGATAAAGCCCTTAGGCTTCAACCATTGGGGCATTTTGCTGAACATGTCGCGGAATTTATGGAATAAGGTTTTAGGGTCGCCTTTCTTGTCTACCAATTCCTCTTTACGACTACCAACACCACCCGCAAAACCTTCAACAAATAACCATCGATGTAAGAAAAAACCTAGTACAACGTAGCTCATCCCTTCATCACGGGACTTTTCAATTAGTCCGTGTGTTTGAGTGCTTTCACGTTCCTCTAGCCACGCCACAAGCTCAACCTGTTTAGGTCTCAATACAAAAGGAATGTTGGCAGGCAAACCAAATGCCATACCTCGCGGGTCATATGTCCAAATCCAATTGTTAAACCAATGGACTGGATCCTTACGGCACTTGTATAACTCCGCCTGAATACTAAGTTCGTTTTGCTCGATTGCCGCCTTGTAGTAATAACGCCGTGTCATCTCGGTCATTATTTCGGGTAAGCGTACGTTAATAGTCCACTCTTTAATTAACGGCGCTATCTCTTCCAGTGCATAAGTCATAACTTTCCATTAATCACTAAGCGCGAAAGCTCAGCCGGACTGAGTTTTGCTAGTTCATCAGGTGTCAGTGCCGGCGGTGGTGGAATCTGAGTATTTTCTGTTTTTATTGCCCCACCACCAGCTCCAGTAATTTCGACCCGCTTCTCGTAAAAACCTTTCATGATCTTTTGCATTTGGTCCACGATCTTAATTGTCATGGTCACGTTATTTTTTTTGACAAAAAGTAGATCACTCAAAATCTTTAACTGAACAATGTCATTAGCACCACTAATGTTGTGAATCGGCTGTTTGAGATATTCCTTTCTCGTTGCCTCAAAAACTTCCTTAAACTCTTTCCTTAAGTCACGCCCGGCAACCTTGGTCGGGTCGTATGCTTCCACTTGCTGCGGTGACACTACAATGTTGAAAGTTTCCTTGATGGCCTTAACAACTTCTGTGGGTGTCATGAATTGCGCAAGTGACCGAACTATAAAGAGTTGCTCGGCTTTTTTAAGCTTCGCCATAATTCAAAATCCATCAAGGCTCATCAAGGAAACAAGGCAAAAAAAATGAGCCGGATGGCTCAGTTAATTAGGCAAGTTCCACAGCACTTGGAAATATTTACATCTGATACAAACGGCGCTTGCTTCGCCACTTCAATAAGTCGCTTCACGTTCTCGTCTGCTCCCCATCGTTTAACTACGCCTACAAACTCTTCAACATCATGGCCAGCCAAATAATGTTTTGGTAATCCTGTCATTTCACTGTAAAGAGGTTCGCCATCTTCATCACGCTCAACGCCGATGTGATAAAGCTCATGTTCTATAAGCGCACAAAAATCTCGGTCCGTTGCTTGTTCGCAAAAACTCGCATCAATAGTGATGAGATAAACCGGCACATAACCAAACCAATCACGCATTTGTTGTTCTTGGCGAGCTTTGCGCCATCCACCAACGTTAAACATGACTTTTTCGCACTGGCCAGAAACCATTTGCTTTTTAACCGTGCAAGCCTGTGATGCCCATGCAAATGCAAGAAACCCCTCATTTTCATGGATCAACTCAGCTATATGGTCATGGTCTGGGTTATAAAGCACACCGCCTATTGTTAGATAATTTTCAAAAACCCAAGCCATGAGATCTGGAGCTGGTGTTAAACGTGTAGCCTCTTCATCATCGGCCTGATCAATAAAATCAGTCGGTGGAAATGGTCTGATCTGATCCATTAAAAATGTGCCTCTTCAAGTTTTTTAACCATTGGCTTGCGTAGTCAACTCTTAACTGCAAAGGTCCTGATTCATTAACTTTAAACCTAGTAGCCGACTCCAAGCGAATAACTGTATAGCCCATCTCTTCAGCAACATCGTAACGGTCAAGACTCCATGCTTTATTTTTAAGCCTTCCCTTCCGTCCACCCGACCATGGGCCACCAGCGATTTCAACAAGTATTCGATGCTCAATTAAATGGAAATCAAAGCGCCAATGTTTTGTCGATTTAAACTGAAATTTCTTTTCATACTTAAACTCAAGAACATCCAAAGCCTTTGTAAACTCTTCTTCAGCTTTTAAGTATTTTTCTGTAGCTTTCGGCAAGGGCGTATATTTTGGTTTCGGTTTCTGTGGGCGCTTTCCTGTGAGTTTGAAATATTTACTGGCTTCCATACAAACACCCTTACATCACGGCGACCTTTAAGCCAATTTAGCTTTTCAATGGCTAAAAAAAATCGCTCATCTAAGTGAGCGATCTCTTGATCTGTTAAGCCTTTGGTTGTGCAACTGCCTATATGCTTTAATTCTTGTTCGGTCTCCCGAATTTCCACATCAACATTTTGAAGCATAGCATCTCCAAATTTAAAAGAAAAAGCCCCGCCAATAATCGATATTTAGCGGGGCCATTTGCGCCGTAATCCGTTCGGCTAAAAGAGAGGTGTGCTTATAAAACACCTCTCACGAGATTAAAAAACTTATTTGCGTGTATTCCACTGGCGAATAGCATAATTAACAACTGATCTTTCTTCATAAACAGTGTCGTAATGAAAATTTTCATCCCAAGCGATCATCGCCCAAGCACTAGGGCCTTTTGATCCACAATCATGACACCATGTGAAAGCATCCCATGCTATAGAGCCGTCTTCATCTGGTTTTCCATAATGTGAGGAATCTGTACAAATTGAATCAGATCCACAAAATGGGCAATTCAAAGGTTTTTCATCTGGCCGTAATTCGGGTTTTTCTTGGTCAGCATGCCAGGTGTTTCCCATTTTCAATGCTCCAGATACGCAAAAAGCCCACTAAGATTAGTGAGCTTCTATTAAGTTTTTTAGGCGATCTATGTATAAAGCGCCCATTTTAGAAATACTTATACTCAACCGTTCTGTTTAAGTCAAGCTAATGATATTTCTTCTGGCTCAAAATGAAACGATCTAGCCAAGCTTGTTCTAATACTATTTTCCCAATTCTCTATACAAGCTTCAGCAATTAACTCGTATGGTTCATAGCGTTCAGAGTATCCAGATTTAGATACTTTTAATTTTGCGATAGTAATTTTTTCATGCAATGTATATGGACGTTTCCCCGTACCACCGCATTTATCACAAAACTTAGATCCGTTTGGATATCCCTTTTCATTAAATAACTCTAATTTGCCTAATCCCTGGCAATGGCCACACATTGCCTTTGTAAATAATCGCCCACGCAAAACAACCTCAGCAATACCTTTGGCCACATTTGATAAATCGCCCTGACAATTATTTGGCTTAAAGTTCTTTTTGATCATTTCACGATGGATCTTACCCGCTAGTACGTTTCTAACGCGGAAAAAATCAGCTGAGTTAATCTCCCCTTTTTTTATTTCAACTTTACCCGGTATTTCACCAATACGCTTTTTTGATTCCTTACCATTAATTATCCTGGTCTCATAAATTTTCTTTGTTTCTGTGATTTCTGCAATGCGCTCAAAATCAACACGTTCAAGCAGTAATTCTGCCCATTTTTTTGCACCTGTAGGCAATAAGGCAATTTCTCCCAAAACAACATGCTTAGTAATTTTCCCTTTACCTTCGCTTTGAGCAATAGCAAGGCGAAGTAACTCAATAAAATCAAACTTTTCAACTAGCATAATCGCCTTCCTATTTACCCTTAATTAATAATTCAATTTGCTTTAATGCCATACCGGACTTAACTTGCTCTGTGCTGAACCGTAAAACTGTAAAACCCATCATTGCTGCGGAGTTGTATTTCTCCATATCCCCTATATAGCCCTTGCCTCTTGTATGACGGCCTCCGCTCCAGATACCACCTTCCACCTCAATCAAAATCTTTGTACCCGTTATTAAAAAATCTGCTCTCCATTTACGTGTTGGATGGAATTTATATTCCTGTTCAAAACCAATCTTGCACGCTCTTAAATGCGTTGCCAGTACCATTTCACCCACACTTGGTTGTCTAGCAACTTGCTTTGCTGAACGCCGCTTTTTATTTTTCTTAATAGGAAATAACTTACGGTATTCAGCAATGCTGACTGATGACATTAAGCACCGCCCTTTAATAAGTGATCTAATTGATTAGCAATGCCGTTATAAACACGTGATTTATCTAGGTCACCCAAAAGCGTTAATGCATGGGCATCGTTTATAAATTTATCTCTTAACTTTGTTAAACCAGCTTTTAACTTGATTAAAGGATCTATCTCATTTCCATTAACTGCTTCGTGGTCTGCTATAGCCTCCTGAACTCTTTTTATATGAACAACAAAATCTTTATTACCTATTAAAAATTTGATCATTTTGAAATCATTGAAATCAGCAATAAATACTTTGCCTTTAGCAACTTCAACTCCACCAATTTGCTCTATTAGTTCCAACGATTGAACCAATTTTTTAAGGTCTAAAATCTTTGGGGTTACAACACCACCTACTTCAGCAGATCCAATAACAAATCGAGCCTTTTCGATTCCATGTTCCTTCATAAACTCAACTGCATTCATACATTCGCCCCATCAATTAGCTGAAGAATATTTCTAGGAATCGGCATACCTTCACGGCGGCACATCTCTGCATATTCACGTGGATTATCGAAAGGATCTGGACCTAATTCTTTTGCAAGTTCAGGCTCTTTTTCTTTTGCCTGAAGTTTTTGTACTGGTGCTGGTTTACGACCATTGATTTTTAAACGTTCCATCAATGATTGGAGATGCTTTTGCGCTTCGTCATTGCTCACAGGAACGTGTTTAGGTTCTTTGTGTTCTAGTTGTAGCGGTGGAGTGTAAAACTCTTGCTGACGACCTTTCAATTGAGCTTTAGCCACCATCACGTTGTAGGTTCCGAAGAAATTATCTTGAGCTGCTCGCATTTGACCGGCTTCGATCAAGTACATAACTTCGTCTAATGCATACATTGTAATTTGTGTAATAACCACCGAACGATCAGCAGTAAACTTACATGCACGTGACCAAGCTTCTTCGGGAGACATCCAACTTTCACCGATACACCAGGTGCGAAACTCGGCAAATGACGGCATAAAGCGTCCACCTGCTGTAAGTAATCGAGCAAGTGCGTTGTTAAATTGGTTTTGTTGAACGCCAACCAGTGTTTTAAGTGCGATTTGCTCAACCACTGACAGAGGAATTGCACTTTCGCCTGTTGCTGGAAATTGCTTATTGAACTGAGCAGCGTAAACAGTGCGAAGAGAAGCGATTAATTGACGCACTTCGTTCAAGGTAATCTCATGCATGACCTACCTCCTCAATCATTGGAAACTTTTTTGCTGGGGTTACATCCACGATTTGAGATTCGCTCTGTTCTTCAAAAAGATTAGCGAAGTAACCCGACTCTTGTGGTTTTTGACCGGTTGAAGTGATTTGCTCTTGTTTCTTGCGGTTTGCAGCAACTTGTTTCTCGTTGTTTTGAACCCAAGAGAACCACTTAACCAACCAGATGCTTGGTGTATTCAACGAACTTGATTCGTTTGCAAAGTACCAGTCACCGAAATTTTGAATCATGGTTCTCAAGTCGATTTCAGGTACCGAAACAAATCTTTGTTGAGCAAGTGAGATGAAATCGTATTGAAACTCGCTGTATTCAGAAATGAATTCACGCATTGAGTAACGCTTGTGATCATCGATCTGATACTGAGCAAATTGAATTGGAGTTAATTGCGAATTTTCTTCACGCGCATTACTACTACTATCTATATATTGGTTATCGGTTAACGGTTTATGGTTAAGGTTTTTTTGGCTTTCACTTTCAGAACCCAAAATTAACCCACTGGGTTTTTGTGGGTTTTCAGAATTAACCGAGTCGCCTTCACTTTGGTTTTCTTTTGGTTTTTCCTTACGTGGACGCCCACCTTTCTTACCATTTTCACGATTTTTATCCCCTACTTTTTGATAAGCGGCGATTTCTGAATCACAACGTTTGTTGTGAAACCCGTCTTCCTCTTCCACAAAAAACTCTTGCAGCACAATTAATACTGCATCCCTTTCTTCTTGGGTATTTGCACGTAACCGACGAAAAACCGACTGGGTTTCTTTGGGTAATGGTTTTTCATTCAAATAATAGAAATCGAGAGCACGGCGATAAAAGCACTCTTCAACTGGGCTAAGGTGCGCTGTAGCAACCATAAAGTCGCTGATATGGTGGAGATATTTATACATCAGTGACTGCTCCTAATTTTACAAGACCGCGCATTTCCAACTGACGAATAATTCTTGGAGGAATAAATTCGTTGTTGATTTTGTAGCGAATACGAGACTTTTCTTTCACCTGAATTAGTTTGTACCCATCCTCCATGAGACGGCGAACTGCTATAGCCTGCCCCCATATGGGTTAATTCTTCAAGTTGATAAAATCTTTCCTGAGCCTCAATTGCGGCATTCATAACTGAAAGTGGCATAGCTGCTAATTCTTTAGCCGAATAGATCTTTACTGGTTGTTCCAGTGGAATTACCACCTCAAGCGGTGTGGTGGAAACGGAAATATCCTGTTTTCTTCTTTCTGCATATCTCACTTTCACATCCTTGCTTAACATAGCCT